GGACCGTCAGGCGACCGCGTGGGCGCGCTCGGCAGCATTGGGCGCTTGCGCCTTCTGCAAGCTCATCGCGAGCCGCGGTTCGGTGTTCAAGCAGGACACGGTGCGGTTCCGGGCTCACGACGGCTGCCACTGCGGCGCCATTCCGGTCTTCCGGGGGCAGACGTTCGAGCCTTCCCCGCAGGCCCGCGAGTGGGCGCGGCTGTACCAGGAGTACGCCGCCGGTCACTCGGGCAGCCAACTCCGCCTGTTCCGGCAGGCGCTGGCCGAACACGACTCGAACCCGCTACCGGGTTCCTTCTGATCACTGGTCGCCCTGGTGGCGGCCTTTCTCATTTCCACAGCCCCTGGAGGGCCGATTCGTCATGCCCGAAGAGACCAAGACCGTCGAGCAGCAGGACACCGGAACTGAGGACACCGTCGACGAGACGGCGACCGAGGAGAACGACACCACCGAGGCCACGGATGACGCCCAGGAGGCGGAGACCGGGATCGAGGAGAAGCCGTTCGACCGGAAGAAGTTCGAGGCCGAGCTGCGCAAGAAGAACAGCGAAGCCGCGAACCTCCGCAAGCGCCTGAAGGAGCTGGAGCCGGCGGCTGCCGAGCTGCAGCGCATCAAGGACGCCGAGAAGACGGAGTCCGAGCGCCTCAACGACCAGCTCGCGGCGGCTCAGGAGCAGATCGCCAAGACGCGCCAGCGTCTCGCCCGCACTCAGGTGCAGGCCCTGGCGATGACCGCCTTCGCGGACCCGGAGGACGCGGTCGGCGCGCTGGATCTCGACTCGTACATCGACTCTGACGGCGACATCGACGAGGCGGCCATCAAGGCGGACCTCGACGCGCTCTTGGAGCGCAAGCCGCACTGGGCGAAATCCCAGCCCCAGGAGGGCCCGCGGCGTCCCGCACCGGACCGCACACAAGCGTCCGGCGCCAACAAGAAGCAGGCCCCCAGCCCGCGCGACGAGTTCGCCGGGTGGCTGAGTTCGAAGCTCACGTAGCTTCGGGAGAAGAGACATCATGGCGGTCACCGCCCCCCTGACGCTGTCCAATGTGGATGGCGCACTTCTGCCCCGCACCATCACGGCACCCATCTTCGAGAAGTCCGTCGAAGCGAGCGCGGTCATGCAGCTGGCCCGCCCGGCTCCGCTGGCCCTGGACGCCACCACGTCGGTGCCGATCCCGATGGATGTGCCGACCGCGGACTGGGTCGGCCAGGCGGCGAAGAAGCCCCTGTCGACTGGCGGCGTCGACGTCAAGCAGATGCAGGCCAAGAAGGTCGCCGTGCTGATCCCGGTCGCGATGGAGGTCGCGAAGACCAACGCGGGCGGCCTGTACGACCAGCTTCAGAAGGATCTGCCGACGGCGTTCGCGCGGGCCTTCGACCACGCGACGATCCACGGCAAGACCATGAAGGGCGCCACCGGCCCCTTCACGGAGTACCTGGCCGCAACCTCCAACAGCGTGGCGCTCGGCACGGCCACGCAGGCGCAGGGCGGCATCTGGGCCGACTTCGTCAACGGCATGGCCGAGGTCGTCGACGACGACTGGGACTACACCGGCACAGTCGCCGACCACCGCCTCAAGCCGTCTCTGCTGCTGGCCACGGACACGACGGGCCGGCCGATCCTGGTCGACACTCAGACGCCGGGCACGAACATGGCGGCGGCGGGCACCCTGATCGGTGAGCCGCTCGCGTACTCGCGGAGTGTGTCGGGCAAGCAGCGCCGGCAGTCGGCGAGTGTCGACACGGGCCTGCGGGCGATCGGCGGCGACTGGTCCCAGGCGGCTTACGGCGTCGGCATGGACATCACCGTGCGGATCTCCGACCAGGCGACCTACGTCGACGAGGAGGGCGGCGTTCACTCCGCCTTCCAGGAGAACCTCGTCCTGATCCTCGCGGAGGCGTACTACGGCTTCGTCATGGGCGACGTCGACGCGTTCGTGAAGTTCACCGGCACCCCCTCGGGGTCCTGATGGCGAGGGCTGTCCCGGCTTCCGCGCCGGGCGGGGCAGCCAAGCCGCTGTCCATCGTCGCCCGCGTACACGCCATGCCACCGGAGCACAATGCCGGCGCCGAGCACATGCTCGTATCGATGCTCCGGCCGCTGGTGGAGCGCGGTCACGACGTGTCCGTGTGGCTGTCCCGCTACGGCAAGGCCCACAAGGAGTACGAGTACCGCGGCATCAAGGTCGTCCCGCTGGAGTCGCGGCTCGACTTCCCGACCGCGGTGAAGCGGGCTCATGTGCTGCTGGCTCATCTGGAGACGGTGCCACCGACGGCGTCGCTGGCCCGGGGCTGGGGCAAGCCGCTGGTGGTGGTCTGCCACAACACGCACAGGCCCACCTTTCGGGACGTAGTTGCGGGCGGGACCAAGCTGGCGGTCTACAACTCGAGGTGGATGGAGCGGGAGGCGGAGCTCTTCTTCGCCGAGTACCCGAAGCCCATCCGGCCCGACTCGTCGTTGATCGTGCGCCCGCCGGTGTTCGCCGACGAGTATGCGACGAAGCCCGGCAACGCGATCACGCTCATCAACTGCAACCCGGAGAAGGGCGGCGAGGTGCTTGATGCGCTGGCCCGCCGCATGCCGGATCAGCAATTCCTCGCCGTGAAGGGCGCCTACGGCGAGCAGATCCTCCCGGACCTGCCCAACGTCGAGATCGTCGAGCACGTCAGCGGCGAGGACATGCGGGAGAAGGTGTACGCCCGCACCCGCGTCCTGCTGATGCCGTCGTCCTACGAGTCGTGGGGCCGGGCCGGAGTTGAGGCTCTTGCGAGCGGCATCCCTGTTGTGGCTCACCCGACGCCCGGCCTGTGCGAGTCGCTCGGCGAGGCTGGCATCTTCGTTGATCGTGCCGATGTGGCCGGCTATGAGGCTGTCCTGCGGAAGCTGCAGACGGCGGCGGAGTACCGGCTGGCGTCGAAGCGGGCGAAGGCCCGGTCTGCCGAGCTTGATCCGGCTGCCGATCTGGCGGCTTGGTGCAGTGCTGTGGAGTCCCTGGCCTGAGGAGGCGTCGTGGCTTTCGTCCCTCCTACCGCCGAGCAACTGGGCTTGTACTTGGGCCTCGGAGAGATCGACGGGAACCGTGCCGATCTGCTGCTGAACACTGCGATTCAGCTGTGTCAGACAGTGGTCAAGCCGCTGCCTGAGGGTGCCGAAGCAGTGGTGCTGTCGGTCGCCGGCCGGGCCTATGTGAATCCCCAGCAGGTGTCCTACGAGACGATCGGCCCGATGTCGGTGCAGCGCCCGCAGGGTTCTGGCGGTCTGTATCTGACGAAGGCCGACAAGTCCGCGCTCAAGTCCCTCGCCGGCCGCGGCGGAGCGTTCACGGTCGACCCGACTCCCTTGAGTGCGGATCCGTCGCCGACGTGGCCTGTCGACGATGCCGGGTTCGCGGACGAGTTCGAGCCCGGCTGGGGACACTCCTGATGCCGGCGCCGTACCCCTTCGGTGAGACGGTGCGGATCGTGCGCACGGGGCCATCGCCGGGCCGGGACCCGCGCGGGCATCCGCTACCGGGCCCGGACGAGTCCTTCAACATCGAGGGCTGCGTGGTGACTCCGCGCGCGGAGACACCACAGGTTGGCGGTAGTGAGCAGCAGGCCCGGGACACGGTCATCGTCGGCTGGACGGTGTACGCCCCGGCCGGGAAGCCGCTGCTCACCACTGACCGAGCCGTCATTCGCGGTGTCACCTGCGACATCACCGGCGAGCCCGGCGACTGGGGCCGCTCCCCGTTCACCGGCACCCGCGGCGTCATCCAGTTCGCCGCCGACCGCGTCACCGGATAGTGCGCGCCTGCTCGACGGCGGCGATCAGCTTCTCGGCTGCATCGTTGCTCTTGCGGGGGATGGACAGGCTGTACGGGTCCTCGTATGGGGGCCTGCCGCCACCGAAGCTCCCCGAAGGCTTCTCACCTGCCGGTCGGCCGTCGGGTAGCAAGAACTGCACGTAGCCGTGAAACAGACGGGTCCCGGGCTTGAGGCGCGTTCCCTGAATGTCCGCGGCCCGCAGCCGGGTCGGCGCAGGCTTGGGCCCGACCGGCGTCTTCGTGATGGTGATCCATTCCCCGTCGAAGCTGATGCTGCCGAGCACGCCCTTGACGTCCATACATCCCCCTTGAGTTGCGAGGAGTAGAGGGTATGGCAGCTCGGTTCAAACTCAAGCGCAAGGGCGTCGGCGAGATGCTGCGGATGCCGGGCATGCAGGCGGAGATGCTGCGCCGCGCCGAAGTCATCAAGGGCGTCGCGGTCGCGCTGTCGCCAGTCGATCAGTCGAGTCCGGACCCTGGCCACTACCAGCGGTCGTGGGAGACCGACTCCACGAATCGCGGCGGGCGTCGCCGCGACCGCGCGGTCGGCTACGTCCGCAACAGCGCCTACTACGCCCGATGGGTGGAGTACGGCACCGAACGCGTTCCAGCCCACCACGTCCTGCTGCGGGCGGCGCAGTTGGGCGGGCGGAACCAGTGACCGCCCTCGTCGACATCGAACTGGAGCTCATCACCCGCGGCACCGCCCGATTCCCGGACGCGGTGGTCCGGGACGAACTCGACAACAACCTCGCCGACGAGTTGCCGACGATCCAGGTCCAGCAGATTCCGGCAGGTGACGAGGACGGGCTGAAGCTGGCCCGGATGCTCGTCGACATCGACATCTACCACCGGACCCGGGCCGAAGCGATCGAGCTGGCCCGAGAGGTGCACGACTGGGTCACCCGCGAACTCCGCGGAACGGCCAGCGATACCGCCGTCATCGGCAGAACGGGCGCCCTCGCGTTGCCCGCCACCCGCGACTACGAGAACACCGCCCTACGCCGTGTCGGGGCGACCTACGCAATCTTCTGCCATCCGGTCTCCTGACCGACGGCTGGGCCCGCGCCGGACCCTCAACACCCGCCCGTGCGCGGGCTCTTCCATGTCTGGAGACACATCATGGTCAACATCACCCGCGCCGCGGATCTCGCTCTGGTGGGTGCGAATGGCGGCGGTTTCGTCGCCCCGGTGGGTACGACGGCGCCGACGGATCCCCGGAATCAGCCGGTGTCGCCGTGGGAGCCGCTGGGCGCCATCTCGGACGACGGCCTGACTTACGGCTTCGACGAGGACTCGCAGGAGTTCACGCCGTGGGGTCTGACCAGCCCGTTCCGCACGCAGATCACCAAGAGCGTGCGCACGTTCGGGCTGACGGTGTGGGAGACCTCCCGGATCGCGGTCCAGTCGCTGCAGTACCGGCTGGACACCGCGGATCTGACCCCGGACGGGGAGGGCCTCACGAAGTACGCGGAGACCGCGAGCCCGGTCCCGGACCGCAGGGCGTTCTGGTTCCTCGTCATCGACGGCGACGCCTACAAGGGCTTCTACGTGCCCGAGGGCGAGATCAACGACCGTAGCGACGTGACGTTCAAGCAGGACGAGATGTCCGGCTACGAGTGGACGATCACCACCTACCCGGACGCCTCCGGGAACACGGTCTACCACGTCGACAAGATCCCGGTGACGCCCGCGTACAGCGGGTCCTGAACTGGTGGACGGGCCGTTGGCGCCCTTCGGGGCGTCTCCGTTGGCGCGGGCCCGGCCCGTCCACCTCTACTTTTGCCCGCGCCCTGATGTGAAGGAGCCCGCGCCGTGGCCGCAGAACGCAAGACCACTGCCAGCAGCAGGAAGCCGGGAGCGGCGCGAGCCGCGGCTCGGCCCGCGACCAGCCGTCGCGTCGTCGATGAGGTCGAAGAGCAGGAGGTCGACGAGGTCGAGGTGTCGGCCGCCGACGCCCAGGAGATCGAGGCTGAGGGCCACTACGTCACGGGCCTGCTGTGCGGCGAGGAAGTCCGCATCATCCCGCCCGGTGCGTGGCGCCAGTCGTGGCAGGAGCTCCTGAACAGCGGGCAGATCCGGGCGTTCATGGAGATCGTCCTGAGCCCGGACGACTTCGAGCTGTTCGTTGAGCTCGACCCGACGAACAACGAGGTCGGCGAGCTCATCAACGAGGCTGCCGAGCGCGCGGGTGAGAGCCTGGGGAAATCCAGTGGACCCGCTCCGTCGTCGAGGCGCACGCGGAGGCGGTAGAAGCCGACCTGTTCCGCTACTACAACGGCGTCGACCTCCTCGACGTGCACCGCGGCGCCATGTCGTGGCGCAGGCTGCGGGTCCTCATCCAGCATCTGCCGCCAGAGTCGGCGACGTGGACCGCGCTGCGCAACGCGATGTCGGACGAAGAGCTGGCGGAGCAGGCCGACAAGGGCGAGCCGGAGAAGGGCCGCTGGTCGCAGACCGAGCAGTTGATTGCCATCGTCGCAGACCGGATCGCTGAACTCGGCTACATCTACGGCAGCGCGCACGCCGAGTCGAAGGCGAAGCGGCCAAAGGTCCCAGAACCCATCCGCCGCCCGGGCGCAAAGCCGGTGAAGGCGAAGCAGAAGCTCACCGAGGACCAGGCGAAGACCCTGTTCCGGATCATCAACGGGAGCGCCGCATAGAGCGCTGAGGGGAGGCCCTCAGTGCCAGCGATCTCTGTCGGCTCCGTCGAAGTCGATGTTCTGCCGAACGCTCAGGGCATTGAGGGCCGGCTGCGGGCGGCGCTGGTTCCTCCGGCGTCGCAGATCGGCGACGAGGTCGGCCGGATCATCGGCCGTCAGATCGTCACGCACATCACTCCGGCGATCCGGGACGGCATCAACGCTGGCGGGCGGGCGGCGCGTCCGGCGGCAGCCCGGCAGGGCGATGAGACGGCGGGAGCTTTCTCCCGATCCTTGAAGGCCCGCCTTGAGGCGGCGTTCCGGTCCCTGCCCAGGGCTGACGTGCGCCTGTCGACGACGGGCGTGGACGCGGATCTTGCCCGCCTGCGGGCCCGCATGGAGTCGCTGGCCAGCAAGCGCATCGGCATCGACATTGATGCCGGGCGGGCTCTGGCCGAGGTCACCGATATTGAGGCCCGGCTGAGGCGTCTTGGGGCTCAGCACCCGAATGTGCAGGTGCGCGCCGACACGGCCGCCGCCTTGGCTCAGCTGGCTGCGTTCCGGGCCGAAGTAGATGCGGTCGACGGGAAGAACGTCGACGTCGACACGTCGTCGGCGGCTGCGAACTTCCGTCTGCTGACGACCGCCGCGATCGCATTCGGCCCTGCCATCCTGCCGGTGCTGCCGGTGGTGGCCGCCGGGTTGGGGGCGGTCGCTGCCGCGGGCACGGCTGCTGCCGCGGGTGTGGGGTCGATCGCCTTGGTGGCGGTGCCCGCGTTCGTCCAGATGGGCAAGGTTTTGCAGGCGCAGAAGTCTGCGCAGGACGCGGCGACGAACGCCACCTACAAGGGCGCTCAGGCGTCTTCTGCGGGTGCGTCGAAGGCCCTGCAGATGGCGGGCGCGCAGCAGGCGTTGGCGTCGGCGCAGCGGAACGCGGCCCGGCAGATCGCCGACGCGGAGCGTGCCGTGGGCGATGCCGTCCGGCAGGCCGCACAGAACAACGCGCGTGCCGCGGAGCAGGTGAAGTCTGCCCGCCAGTCTTTGGCGGACGCTTACGCGCAGGCCGCGGACCGCATGGAGCAGGCGAACGCGGATGTGTCGCGCGCCGAACGGGACCTCGCACTGTCGCAGAAGTCGGCCCGGCAGGCGCAGCTCGACTTGGTGGCGGCCCGCCAAGAGGCCGCTCAGCAGCTGGAAGACCTCAACTTCCGGCTGACGGACAGCACTCTGTCGCAGCGGGACGCGGAGATCGCGCTGAAGGAAGCGACGATCGAGCGCAACCGGGTCCTGGAGTCGGAGACGTCGACGGAGCTCGACAAGCAGAAGGCGCTGCTTCAGTACGACCAGGCCGTCCAGCGGTTGAAGGAACAGACCACCGAGACGAAGCGCCTGAAGACGGAGACGACTGCCGCGAACAAGGCAGGTGTTGAGGGCAGCCAGACCGTCAAGTCGGCGCAGGAGCAGCTCGCTTCCGCTCAGCAGGACGTCACCGACAAGACGACCGCGCTGAAGAGCGCGCAGCAGAACGTCACGAAGACGCAGATCCAGAACTCTCGGGCGATCGCTGACGCCCAGTCGAAGCTCGCCGAGGCGCAGAAGAACGTTGCGGAGACGCAGCGGCAGGGCGCCGAAACGATCGCCCGCGCCCAGGAGCGGGTTACGCAGGCCCAGCAGGCGGGCGCCGACTCCATCGCATCAGCCCAGCGGCAGATTGCCTCCGCGTCGCAGTCGGCGGCCGGGGGCGTCGATCAGGCTGCCATCGCGCAGGCCAAGTACCAGGCCGAGCTGGCGAAGCTGGCGCCGGCGGCGAGGAACACGCTGAAGGCGTTCCTCGACCTGCGGACGGCTTTCGGGGCCTGGTCGAAGGCGCTGCAGCCTGCGGTGATGCCTATCTTCACCAGGGCGTTGGTGTCGCTGCGGAACACTCTGCCGACGCTGACCCCGTTCGTGATGGGGGCCGCGGATGCGATCGGCGTCCTCCAGGACAAGGCTTCGGCGGAGCTGAAGCGGCCGTTCTGGCAGGGCTTCAAGGCGGATCTGCAGGGCAACGTGAAGCCTGCGATCATCGGCCTGGGTGTGGCGTTCGGCAACGTCTTCAAGGGGATCGCGGGGGTCATCGATGCGTTCCTGCCGCACATGGACGGCATCTCCTCGACCATGCAGCGGATCACGGGCCGGTTCGCCACGTGGGCGACCGGGCTGAAGGGCTCACCTGAGTTTGAGCGGTTCCTGTCGTACAGCGCCGAGCACGCACCGCTGATCGCCGACACGCTGGGGAAGATCGCGGGCGCGTTCCTGAACATCGGGCAGGCCCTGTCACCGCTATCAGGGCCACTGCTTCAGGTGATCGGCACCTTGGCTCAGGGCGTGGGCTGGCTCGCACAGCACGCCCCCGAGCTGGTCATTGCCGTCTACGGCCTGTACGTGGCGACGAAGCTGTGGGCTGCCTGGCAGCTGATCCTGAACGGCGCCATGGCCGCATTCCAGGTGATCGCCTCGGCAGGCCCGTGGGGCTGGATCGTTCTCGCGATCGGCGCCGTGGTGCTGGCCGTGATCTACATGTACAACCACTTCACCTGGTTCCGCGAGGGCATTCAGGCCGTCTGGGCGGCGATCCAGACAGCATCGATGTGGCTGTGGACGAACGTCCTGCAGCCGGTGTTCGCATTCATCTGGGACGGGCTGAAGCAGCTCGGCCGGGCCGCGATGTGGCTGTGGACCAACGCCATCAAGCCCGCCTGGGATGCGATCAGTCTGGCGGCCCGAATCCTGCTGACAGTGATCACCGTCGCCGTGATCCTGCCGATCATCGTGGCTTTCAAGGTTCTCGGCGCGATCGCGGGCTGGCTGTGGAAGTACGCAATCAAGCCCGCCTTCGAGGCGATCGCGGCACTCGCCGTGTGGCTGTACCGGAACGTCCTGAAGCCGCAATTCGACGCGGCCATGGCCATCTTCCGGGCAGTGGCGAAGGTGGCCACGTGGCTGTGGAAGAACGTCCTCGGACCGGCATTCCGGGCGATCGGCGACCAGGCCAAGTGGCTGTACACGAACGCCATCAAGCCTGCGTTCGGGTGGATCGCCGACCGCGCTGCCTGGCTCTGGTCGAAGGGCGTGAAGCCGCAGTTCGACCTGCTCAAGGCCGGAGTGAAGGCGGTCGGGACCGCGTTCAACACCGCGAAGGACTACATCGGCGAGCAGTGGAGCAAGCTCTCGAACCTAGCCCGCAAACCAGTCCAGTACGTCGTCGACGTCGTCTACAACAACGGCATCCGCGGCGTCTGGAACAAGGTCGCATCCGCATTCGGGGCGCCCACCCTGCCGAAGTTCAAGTTCGCCAACGGCGGCGTCATGCCCGGCTACACGCCGGGCCGCGACGTCCACAAATTCGCGTCCCCGACAGGCGGCCAGTTGGAGCTGTCTGGCGGAGAGTCGTTCTTCAGGCCCGAGTTCACCCGCGGCGTGGGCTCCGGCTTCGTCAGCACGATGAACTCGATCGCCAAGACGAAGGGCGCTCAGGGAGTCAAGGCTGCTCTGGCACCGGTGCTCGGCGGCAACCCGAACACGTCGACGGACCGCTCCCTGCGGTACGCCAACGGCGGAGTCGTGCAGAAGTTCGCAGACGGCGGCATCTTCGGCTGGATCGGCAAGGCCGCATCCGCTGCTGTCGGTGCCGGATCGGAAGCTTGGAATGGCATCAAGAAGGGCGCGAGCTGGCTCAAGGACACACTGGAGGGCTCGGCACGCTCGGGTGTGAAGGCAGTCGTCAACCCGCTCCTGGCCAACTTTCCCGGCATGGACACCGGCTTCGGCAAGCTGATCCGGAAGGTCCCGGACGGCATCATCGACGCCCTGTTCGGCTACAGCAAGAAGGCCGACGACAAGGGTGCCGGAGGGCTCGGCGGGCCCCGGATCGCCGCAGCGCTGAAGTGGGCGCGCACGCAGAACGGCCTGCCGTACCAGTGGGCGGGCAACGGCAACCCGTCGTGGGACTGCAGCGGGTTCATGTCGGCGATCGAGTCCGTCATCCGCGGGCAGAAGCCGCACCGCCGCTGGTCGACGCACGCCTTCTCCGGGAAGACGGCGCCGCCCGGCTGGGTGTATCACGGCAATTCGCCGTTCAAGGTTGGGATCACGGCGGCCGGCGTCGGCCACACGGCAGGCACCCTCGGCAAGACGAACGTCGAGTCGAGGGGCGGCGACGGCGTGGTCGTGGGATCCCGGGCCCGCGGCTACAACAACCCGCTGTTCACCAGCTGGTACGGGTTCAAGCCGGGGTCCTACGACTCCGGCGGCTACCTCCAGCCCGGCATGAACCTCGCGTTCAACGGAACCGGGCGTCCGGAGCCGGTGTTCACGACGGCGCAGGCCAACGCGCTCACCTCGATGGCGGCGCGCGGCCCGTCCGGGCCGATGTCGTTCGAGGGTGACCTGCGGCTCGACTCGGGGGAGTTCCTCGGCCGGGTCCGCGGCGAAGCAACCGCGGTCATGCAAGAAGGTCAGCGGCAGCTCATCGGAGTACTCAACGCGGGCTGAGGAGGAATCTTGGCTATCCCCGGAAACTTCCTCAGCCCGACGACGGAGTCCATCGACCCGAACACCTCGGGCTGGACCCCGAAGTTGAACTGCGCCCCCCTGTTCAAGGGTGTCGGCGGCCGGAACGGGGACGGCTGCCTCGTCACCAAATCGGTCGCCGCGGGTGAAGTGCAGGCCCGCACCGTGTCCTCCTACCCGGTCACCGCGGGCACCGTCTACTACACGTTCGCCGACACCGCGGGCGTGGTACCGGAGCGGATCGGGATCCGCTGGCTCAACAGCAGCGGCACCGAAATCTCCATCACCTGGTCGCTGACCACGATGGCCGCCTCCTCCAACTGGCACCGCGTGAGTGTTGCCGGGCCTGCCCCGATGGGGGCCACGCAGGCGCAGGTGGTGCTGTCGTCGACCGAGGTCGGCGTCAACGTCTCCCACTACTGGGAGAACGTCTACCTCGGCCTGCCGATCAGGACCGTCGGCAACCTGCTGCCGTTCGGCACCGAGAGCACAGAGATCGATGCCAGCGGATGGGCGGCGGTCGTCAACGCCACCATCACCCGCCAAGCCCCGGTGGTGAACTGGGCGGTCGACAACTACTACGCGGGCGGCCAGACGCTCGCCGTGACCGCGATCGCCGCCGGTAACGCCTCGGCCCTGGCCGTGGACCGGCCCGCGGTCACACCCGGCACCGAATACCTGGCCTACGCCTACCTGCAGCCACCGGTCCTCACCTCGCAGGCGTGGATCG